TATCTTTTAATAAAAAGTCTTCAATTAAATCATTAAAATCTTTTAAATTTTTTTCTTTTTTAAATCTTTGCAATTCTTCTGCTAATAAAAATAATGTGCTACGTTCTATATCTAGTATATTTTTTCTAGAATCATAATACTCTAATAGATCCATTCGTTTTACAGCTGCAGTATTTATAATTGTAAGATATTCATTATCAGAATTAAAGGTACCATCTTCTGCTGAGTACTTTGCGGTCTTAATGGGTATGCCACATTTTTGCCCAAATTCTTTATAATCTTCTGTCTTCATCATTTTTTCTTTAGTCATACCTAATTGATTAAATGCGTATGAATGTAAAGTTCTAAAGAAAGGTAAATCGTTCTCTTTATCTAGTCCAAACTTGTCTGCAGCACGATCAGCGGCTTCTGTTGCGGCTTTTTTAGTAAACGAAAAATACCCAATTTGTCTAGGTCTAATCCCATCTTTTAGAAATTCGTCGACTAAGTTTAATAATGTTGTTGTCTTTCCCGTTCCTGGAGGTCCTAGTATTATTGTTTTCATGTTTTTATTATTATACTCCTATTTTTTCCTGGTAATTTTTCTATCCATCCTCTTTCTTCTAACTGTTTAATTTTTACAAAAATTAAACCCTTACTGGATACTCCCGTACCTACTTTCATCTCCTCGTAAGAAGGTGCCATATTATTTTCATCAATATATTTTTTAATAAAATTAAAAAGTTCTAATTGTTTTTTAGTTAAGTTAAATTTTTTCATTAAAAATCTTCTTGTTGGTATGGAACTTTAGAAATTGTTGCTTCTATTTTTTTCATAGTTTTAATTTTAATAACTCTAGGTTGTTGAGACTTAATTCTTAATCTTGTTTCTTCAACAAATATGTCATCTAATCTTTTAATTAAGTTACCTGTTTTAATCTTATCCATGTCCCAATTATTTTTTTTCAAAAAAGCATAAAAATCTTCCATTCTAAAATAAGTAAATCCACCTTCTGTAAAAGGCAATTTATTAAATATATCATCTAAAGTTCTTGCTGATTGTCTATTAGTTGTCCAATCTTGCAATAATCCTATAATTTCGTTAATAGGATCTAAAGATTCTAAAGGTTCTACTTCTTGTAAATTACCCATCATAGGTTTTAAAAAATGTTGTTTCCAATCTCTAGGTTTAGGTACAGGTACAATTTTATTAGCTTGATCTAAACATGCTAAAGCAAACATACCAGGATTGTAAAGCTGTTCTGATTTTAGTTCGATTCTTTTTTTATCAACATCTAAAAACCATTGTGGTGGATTAGATGTATACTTAGTTAAACTTCCTAAGACAGGCATCTCTTCTTCACCAAAACCTACACCAAATCTTTTAGTTCTGCACAAGCCTGATTGACATACAGAATTAATTGGTGCATCTTTACATCTGTATTTGTCATAACCTTTTCTGTTAACTGATTTAATTAATTGTTGTACCTCATTATTACTTAAAGCTGGTTCCATATATTTAGAATTAGCTTTTACAATCTCATCTTCCCAAGTATCTGGTTTAGATTGTTTATAATAAACTGCTATGTTAAATAGCGCATTGTTTCTAGATCCTTCACCAAAACCAATTGATGCTAGTTTATTTAAACACGGCGGTCCCAAGGGGAAAGCTTCTTCTCTTTTTTTCTCTGCAACTCGAATTCCTTCAACATCTCCTTTGGTGCAACTATACTTATCATACGTAATATAAAACTGCTCAAGTGTAAGAGCATTACCGTTATCATCAATCGCATATCTTAATCCTTTTGTGTCATTGTAGTAGGGTAAGTTTAAAAAATTACCAGTGTCCCCACGTTCCACTAATATTTCTGTTTGTTTTGGAAAAATTTCTGACCCTTCATACCCAAGTATGATAGCCATTTCTTTTAATTTTGATTGCATCAATGATGCAGGAATGTTTTCTTTAGTAAATAAAAATACGTGCGCGCCGCCTGACTTACTACGGCAAACTATTAATGGGAGTTTAAAATCCCTAATACTTTTAATGAGGCCAACGTGATCAAAGTTATATTCGTCAATATCAATGCACCCCCACCTACAATCATTATTTTCTGTGATAGGGATAATCCCAAGGGCTGCTCCTTTTCCTTCAAGATGATTGGTCCAAAGTTCGTCGGTGACGTCTTTACGAACAATAAAGGCTTTACCTTGTTGTTTACCGTTCTCTCCTCTGTCACCGGGCTGGTATTGTCCATATGCTATTGTTAGTCCGCTAAAAATTTGTTTGAATTTATCCATATATTACTTTCTTCCTTCTTTGTAAAGGGGATCTTGCGATCCCCTTATAACTAAATTTAGTATGGCGTACTATCTTTAGCTTTCTCTTCCACATCTGCTTTTGTTTGCACGTTTCCTTTTGAGACACTAGAGTTAAAATCTTTAGCCGTTAGGTATAAAGATTTATCTTCTTGTCCCATAATTCTGTCTTGTGTAACAGACCAACCATACCAAGAACCTTTATCGTTCTTTTGAAGTACAGAAGCTAAGTTATACACAACTCCATGCATCGGAGGGATTGCCATGCCACCTTTACCATCAGGTATTTGTATGGTTTTCATCATAGAATTCCATTTTTTACTGACGTTAAGTTGCGTAGATTTCATAGTAATCAACGCTGGTGTCATCCCACCTGCTTTTGTTTCAACCAGTACATAATAAGAGGCTGTTTCTTCTAAATAATTACCGTTAGGTAATCTAATTTTAGATCCATCTCTCTTACCTGTTTGAATTACCGGACTGTTAGGTAAATGCACAGCCACAGGAGCACCTGGACCATCGCCTCTATCAGACCATTCTGGAAAGTCTTTTTTATAGTAACAAGGAATCGCTTTGATACCTTTTTTACCATCAAAACATTCTCCGGTAACAGTATTATAGATCATGCCTGGTTTAGCACCTTCTATATACTTTGCATCACCTTCAGTTACCTGAGGTGATAGTTGTCCTAAGATTCTGACAAACGGTAACGCCATATCTTCTTGCGTCATGTTTTCAAAACCTTTTTGTAGATCGTCGCCAAATAAAGCAACTGATCCTTGTTGTTTAGCCATTATTTCATCAGCCATTAGTTTTTCTCCATTATTTATTTCCGGCTTATTTTAGTTTTATCTTTAATCCAAAGACTAAAGCTATCAGAAGGCATGTCGAGGCCGGCCTCCACACGCTCCTGATATAGAGCCGATAACGTATTCCAAGCCACATCAGATTTCTGTTGTGGTTCAAAACCATTGTCAGCTGCAAGGCGCAGCAATTGCTCTGCCTTGTCATCTTCTCCCTTACCAAAAGAAACAGTCACATCATTTTTAATAATGTCACCTAATCCCTGGTCACGAAGCCATTGTAGAGCAGCTTCCCTTTTAAGATAATCTTTAGGTACCGTTGCTCTGAATTCTTTACGTACAGAAACTTTAGATCCATCAGATAATTTAATTTCTTTAAGACCTTGTTCAGCTAACAGTTCTGGTATTACACGAGAACTTATATCATCACCTTCTGCTTTTTTATTTTTTAGTTGCTCTTCTATTGCAGCAATTTCATCTTCTATTTTTTTTAGCTTTACACATTCTGCAGCTATAGTTGTTATCTCAACATTATCTAAAAGATCCTTAGAATCTTTTAACATCATATCACTTACTTCATTACTCATATTATTTCTTCTTTCTAGTTATAAAAGTCTAACTCTAATGGGTAATATCTATATTCTCTTTTATCCCATTTTAAAACATTAAACTTTCCGTTGGTTACATCACTTATAGCAATGTTACAAATCCCAATTATAATAGGATCACCTATTGCTAATAAATAATCTTGTGGTCTAAAATCTTGTAAATTTTTTTTCATCTTTCTTACAAAAGGTGAGGTAGAGTAAATAGCTTGAGACTCTGGTCCTGTGTTTGGTAAACAAATAACTAAGTATCCAAAATCAGATGCACTTAATATATTTATATTTGCTGGCGGTTGCTGCGCAACATAGACAAATTTTTCTTCAGGATTATTTTTATGAAACGTTAAAAATTCTGCTAAAGAATCTGGTTTATATAATTCAAATATTTTGTTTTTCATTCTAAATTTCTTTTTTCTTGACACAACATATAACAGTGATTATATAATTGTCAACATAGAAAGAAGAAAAAAATGATTAATTATAAATTTAAAACAAAGCCTTATGCTCATCAATTAACTGCGTTAGAAAAATCGTGGGATAAAACAGAGTATGGTTATTTTATGGAAATGGGTACTGGCAAATCAAAAGTGTTAGTCGATAATATGGCTATGCTGTATGATAAAGGTAAAATAAATGGGGCCATTATTGTAGCACCAAAAGGTGTATATAGAAACTGGTATTCACAAGAAATTCCAAATCATTTAGCTAGTCACATACAACCTACAATGGTACTATGGACTGCTTTAACTTCGAAGACAAAGGATAAAGAGTATCAATCATTATTCGAAACTGGACATGACCTTCACATCCTTATTATGAATGTTGAAGCATTGAGTACTAAAAAAGGATTAGAATTTGCAGCTAAGTTTATGCGTTGTCATGAAACAATGATTGCAATAGATGAGTCTACTACAATTAAAAATCCAAGTGCTAAAAGAACTAAAGCTATTCTTGCATTAGGTAAAGCAGCTAAATATAGAAGAATTCTTACAGGTTCTCCTGTAACTAAATCACCTTTAGATTTATTTACTCAGTGTGGTTTTTTAAATTCTTACTTGTTAGGCTATGATTCTTTTTATGCTTTTAGAAATAGATACGCTAACATGATCGATAGAAATTTTGGAGGTCGAAGAGTACAGTTAATAGGTAGTTATAAAAGATTAGATGAATTAGCAGATAAATTAAAAGTTTTTTCTTATCGTGTTCTTAAGGATGATTGCCTAGATTTACCTGATAAAGTCTATATTAGACGTGAAGTAGACCTTACAGACGAGCAAACTAAAGCATATTCTACTATGAAATCCGCGGCCCTCGCTTCTTTAGAAGGTAAAATGGCTACAGCACCCCACGTATTGACGCAAATGATGCGGTTGCACCAGATAACTTGTGGTCATTTAAAAAATGATGACGGCACGATAACTGATATTAAAAATAATAGGCTTAAAGAACTTATTAATTTACTGGATGAAGTTGAAGGTAAGGTAATTATTTGGGCTAATTATGTTCACGATATCGAACATATTGTAAAAGAAATTAGTAAAGAATTTGGAGAAGACTCTATAGTACAATATTATGGTGCAATTTCGGCAGAACAACGGCAAGAAAATATAGAAAAGTTTCAAGATCCAAACTCTAAAACTAAATTTTTTATAGGTAATCCACAGACTGGTGGTTATGGTATTACTTTAACTTGTGCCAATACAGTAGTTTATTATTCTAATGGTTATGATCTAGAAAAAAGATTACAATCAGAAGATAGAGCACACAGAATAGGTCAAACGAAGTCGGTAACATATGTAGATTTTATAGCACCAAAAACTGTAGATGAAAAGATAGTAAAAGCTTTAAGATCTAAAATGAATATTGCTAATCAAATTATGGATGAAGATTGGAGAGCATGGATTTGATTATTCTACAAGATGGTTTGTATCATTTAATACCTGTAACAAAAGAATTATTTGTCGGAGTAGTTAGACCTGAAGTAGTAGACTGTTTTAGTTTGTGCGATATAGCAAGAGAAAAACTAACAACTTATTTAAATCACATAAATAAACACATTATGAAAGATGGTGGTGGATTATTTTTTGGTTGTATATGTAACTAGGATTTTCTAAGACAAAAGTATTTTTCTCGAAAATTATATTAGGTCTACTGCTTTTCCAATAATTGGTTTGTATTTAGTTTTCTTTTCTTCTCTATAAGCTCTCATGTATTGATGCCTAGGATTAAAAGGTACATAACTTGCATGGATCCATCCGCTATTGGGTTCGCCGGGCGTGTAGTACTCGAGGATCAATTGATCTGTTTCAAGGTTTTGTTTTACCCAATCTGCAACTTCAGCGTTGTCAATTCCTACACATTCGAAATCACAAGCCTCAGCTTTTGCATGCTGTGAATTAATTGAGCTACCAATAGCAGCGCAAAGTTCTGGTGAACGGTATCCGCTAGTTACTTTAACTCTACCGAATTGATCACGTACCGGCTGTAAAATATTTTCACACAGCATTTTTAATTTATCTATTTGATCTGCGTTAGGTTCGTTATCAATACCTTTACGTATTGCTGTATCTGACTTTGTTAATTCTTGTAAACTAAAATTTCTACTAAGTTGCATAATTTTCTCCTATTTTGTAAAAAATAAATCTATCACGAAGAGTGTAGTTGTT